AATGATCTTGCTGTCGATAAATACTCCACCGGCCCGGTCAAGCTTCCGGACCTTCGAAATTAAGGAGAAAAATTCATGTTCACTAGCTTCAAGAAACTCACTGGGAAAACTAGCATTCCCCTTTTCAGTCTTTGGGTAATCCAGCTTCAGTGCGTCACTGGCTGCCTGTATATCATCACCAGACCAGATGTCTACATCCCTCTCAGCAACCTTCTTCAGCTGCTCCATCAGCTGGCCTTGCTCATCAAGTAGTTGAGCCTTGACTTTGTGGGCGCGATCAAGGTCAACAGGGACGCCACGTTGACGCATAGCAACCAGTACGTCGACCAATTGCGTCTCGATGTCAAAGACTTCCCAAAGCTTTTCGTCGTGCAGCAAGACTTCTTGTTGAGCAAAGATGCGGATAGGCAGGTCAGCATCCTTGCGTCCGTAAGGGGCAACCTCAGCAGCATGAAACTGCCAGAGGTTTTCCTTGACCTTGCTTGGATGGATACCGCGGCGAACCGCTGCAGCAATCAGCTCTGTCTCGTCTTTCGTCTCACCAAGGTAAGACTGGGCCAAGGCATCAAGCTTGTAGGTGATGCGGTCTTCATCAAGCAAAGGTTCGGCGATCTGCACGTCGTACTTAGCACCTCCCACTTTGACGCCTTCTGTCAACAACCACTCAAGGTCGTATGGCAGGTTGGCACCAATCTTAGGAATGTCAGTCTTCAGCATGTCACGCAGCCAAGCAAACGCGTTGTCAGGGTTAAGGTTCCCACCTGCTGCATGACGGACAGGATAGTACTCAGCAAAGCCATCATCTGTTGCGACAGAAAATCCCACGATGTAGCCATCTTTCCGTACTCCTCCAGGGCCTTTAGTCATTAAGTTCGGGTCGCGCGTCTCGCAATCGATAGCTATACGTTTTGCGAGCAATAGGTTTGGAAAGTGCTTCGGCGGTTGATAAGATGATACGTCCATTTTTAATCCAAAGTAGTCTAGCTTCTTCATGAGGGTACGGTTCAACGTACACGATACGGCGGCAGCTTGTGTTTAAAAGTAGCTTAGTGCATGTCATGCAAGGCATGGCAGTCACGTAAGCCGTGTCAATGTCATTTACATCCCGGCATTGGAGGAGTGCGTTTTGTTCCGCGTGAATAGCTTCGCACTTATCCAAGCCAGTCCCTGAAGGCAAGCCAGCGCCGGGACAGTGGGTATCAATGCAATGAGTATGACCGCGAGGCACCCCGTTGTAACCAGTAGCAAGAACATGCCCACGATTAGATACAAGAACGCAGCCAACAAGCCGCCTTGCGCATGTACCTCTTCTGCTGACGAGACTAGCCAATTCCGAAAAGTATTCATCTTTGCTTATCCTTTCCATGATGAGGCTTCTTTCAAAAACCCGTTGTGAACGTGGCCATTAGCCAGTGTCCACAGATGATTAACAAGATGGTCATAGTCGTTAAAGTAGTCAAGATCAATGGGAGCATAGTCGCCTAAGATCTCGCCGTTCAAGCAAGCATCAACCTTGTACCAGTTGTCTTCGTACAGGTGCTGGCTTGCTGCATAGAAGTGCAACGAGCCAAGCCTAACATTCACGCCTTTCTCGCGCAGCAACAAAGCTACGCCAGCCGACAACATACTGAAGTTGAACCAGTCATAAGGAACACCAAGCCAAGCATCAGAGGAACGCATGTTCATGAAGCAATGAATCATGCCCATTCGAATGACGAACTGGCAACTGATGGTACATGGGATGTCTTTTGAAGCACGAGGGTTTGGCCTCCAAATGGTAATGACAGCTTGACGAGAGTCAGGGTCTTCGAGTAAGGCTTGGATGACATGGCCCAGCTGATCGCGAATCCTTGGTCCGTAGGCTCCAAAAAAGAGGATGCCGTCATCAGAAAAGTTGCTGATCTGCTTACTAAACGGGGCGATTGTGCTGACGCGGTTATCGCCTGACATGATCCAAGCTGCTTCAGCTGCCATAAACTTGTAGCCAAGATTGCGCTCCTTGATAGTGATAACGGGCTGGTTCATGTTAATCATCGACTTCATGCCCATCAGTTCTTTTGTCTTTTTGCCTCTTGGGCTTGTCTCAATGCCAGCGCGCATGATGACATCAAGCAAACCTTGCCAGTTCATGTTGGTGGTATTAACCATTGATGGCCTCCCTAAGTTCTTGAAGAAACTCAGCGCGTTTGTTAAAGCGCTTTGCATAAGATGGATGCATGATCTTGCAGATCCTGCGTGTGAATTCAGTCATGGTGCCGTAAGCGCCATTGCCAAGGCAGATGACCTTCATGTAAGGCTTAGCGCGCAGGCAATCATTGACGTACAACGGACCATTGCCATCGTGCGCATTGATGTAGACAGCACGTGTCTCGTCAAAGTTAAGCTCATGCAGTGCGTCTGCAAAGAACTCGCTGCAATTGGCAAAGTCGTAGAAGGGCCAGCTGACTGCACGCATCTTGCTGTTAGCCTTATCGCCAACAAAGATGATCTTTGCTTCATGCAAGTGACCTGCAAAGTTTTTAGTGTGCAGATGCAAGGCTGGTTCGTACTGCTTCATCCAGCGTGATTCGAGGACAGAGTAAACCATGCCAATGTAGACATCAAGGTCACGACCTTCAACGTCATACCTATATGGCATAACATCATCACGGCGGCGCATTCCAAAGACAGAAAGCTGCTGGACGTAGTCACGATCATGGCCAGGAAAGCCACCTTCAAACAACATGTCAAAGCGTTCGCGTACACGATCGACGTTGTCGTACATCTCGTCGCGTTCTGACTTCAGCTGCTCAAACTTTTCTGCATGGTTAGCTGGTGATTGAGTCAAGATGTAAACACCACCGACTTTGCGGATAATGCGGTCCATCGTGCGACCCATGTGAGGCCAAGGGCTGCCACCACGATACACATCTGCATAGATGGCTTCACTCATCCACAAACGATCAATGACCACAAGCCTTGTACGTGCAAGCTTCAATGCACGATGAAGTGCTGCTGTATGGTACAGCGGCATCTTAGTTGGCCAGCGGTATGTGTTGTGAATGTAGACACCATCAAAACGATCGCAAATAGCTTTAGCAAGCGTAGTCTTGCCTGTTCCATCACAACCATCGATGACAATAATGCCTTTCATTCTTTCTCCTTTCTGATGAGGTCCGTAAGCGTTGGAGCCACGAATCCTGCAGGTTTCACTATATCATAGGTTGACCCGCGTTTGCTATCTTCTGTCCTTAAAGCGCGCACTTTTTTCATGTTTGCATCGTGAACCCGCTTGAAGCCTTCGTTGAACGGCAGACCGGCTAAATAGGCAGCCCCAAGGGCCACATATACCAAGTCAATCAGGCCGTCAAAATACTCTTCAAGATTGCCGTTGATCGCTGAGGCCCTGATCTCGTTCAGCTCTTCTTGCAGATGAACGTTCTTGAGTTCCCAGATCTCCCTCACCGGAAAGTCAGGCTGGTTCGTAGGTTCCAGTCCGAACTTCTGATGAAACTCTGCCACCATCTGCGTCAGGTCCATGCTTACTCTCCAAGGTAGTCAAACAATGGCTGCCAGGCTTCGCTGCTTGACAGGGGCTGTGTGAGGTCTGCAAACTTTGGTGGTTCAAAGAAGTGCAGGTTTTTCGGCAGTTTGACTCGCCAAAGCACGTTGCGTGAATGGCTTGGGTAAAGTGGGGCAAAGATAGTTGCCAAGTAGTTGCTGTCGTAGTAATCACGCAAGCGATTGAACACTCCATCGATGTCTTCCTTTTCTACAACTTTTTTGTAGTCTTTGATTGAGGCAAATGTGCCAAAATGATCGTCAACTTCAAGGCCCACCTTGTGCAGCATGACCTGCATCACTTCGTAGGTCATCTCGTTGACGTGGTTGTCCGCTGCTCCGACTTGTGGGTCGTAGACAGGGGTGGACAAGAAGGCAACGCCGTCATCGGCCAAGCGGTCGCGAATGCCTTCCAGCATCTTGTAGGCATGCAGCGGCTCAACGTGCTCAAGAACCTCAAAGCTTGTGATGACGTCAAACTTCTCATGAGGCAACTGGCAGTCTGGAAAGGCGACATTGCCAATCAGAGTGGGCTTGAACTTTGTGTTCTCAAAAGCCTTAGGCATTTCAAGCTTGTTGTAGTCAATGCCAATGTAGTCAAGACCGTCAGAAGCCATGCGGCTTGTCATGAGCATCTTTGCCAATGGTACGTCTTTGCCGCAGCCAATGTCAAGCAACTTGCAATCTTTGCGGTGCTTAGGGTTTCCCATCCACTTGGCCACGTGGGTCCAACGTAGACAGTGGGCAATGTAGTCACGGTGAATGAAACCGCGCTCTTCCGCCTGATCAATGCTCAGGTGGGTATTGTCAATGGACTTTCCTCTGGCGTTTGCCATAAATTCTCCTAGAGTGGGAAGGTAGGGGCCGAAGCCCCTGGGTTTTAGACTGCTTCAGCGAACTCGACAGCGAGGTCAAGTGCTTGGCGTTTACGAGTTGCGGCTGAACCAAACCACGCGCTTGTCAAACGCTTGTCTTGATCAGTTCCAGCGACGTGATCGTAGTAGTACGTCACGGCGTTGAAGGCGCCCCACCAAGTGCCGGCTGATGTCTTCAGATCAGCGCCTGGTTGAGTGTGCACGATGTCGAGCAGACGGTTGACCGTGCGGCCAAGGTCTGCGCGGTTGACTTGACCGTCTTCAGAAGCAGTCAATGCTGCTTGATACTGGTCAGGGTTGACAAGCTTGGAGAAGAATTCCATGACTTGTTGATCTTTGGCGCGTTTCTTAGACAAGAACTCGGCTTGCTGCTTGAACACGTCAAGCGACTTCATTGCAAGGCCAACTTTTTCCGCTGCAGTCTGCTTGATCTCGTCGTCAAACGCGCGATCGTGCGACATGCGAAATGTGTTCTCCTTGTTTTTATTATTGCGAAGTGCGGCCGTCAGCGTGTTATTGCAGACGACGCGGATTGGCGTGAACATGATCTGCAAGCTGCGGCCCCAGATGTGCGGATTGTCGAGCAAGATGTAGCCTTCGACTTCGTCTTTGCCGCCCAACATAAAGCCGCCGTTGATCTTTGCAAGGCCCCAAACACGCTTGCCGCCATGAAGAGAACCTGCAGTCTCCATCTTCATGTCGCCAGCTTTGCAGAACTTGTCAAAGAACTCAAAGACGTCTTGGTTTTGTGTAGGCGTGTAGTCGCTGCCGCAGACGCCAAGGATCTTGCTGTCTGTGTCGCGCACCAAAGCAAAGTGGCTGCTCAACACGTGGTCGAGTTCGTCGACGACCAAAGCTTTCTTCTTGACTTGCCAGTTGAGTCCAGCTGCTTCGAGCATCTGGGCAGGAGTCAAGTTGTCAGCGACAGGGGTACCAAGGCCGTGCCAAGGGGTCTCATTGGCGTAAGCCATCGTTTCAACTTCATGTGACATGATAAATACCTTTCTTCTTTCTGTTTATGCAAGCAGGATTGCTGTGCATGAGTTAGATTCTAGTGCGTAAAACCACGCAGCACGCACTTTTTTGCAAATAAATGCTATCACTTATACCCGTTAGGCTCAAAATCCCTATAGAGTGATTCTAGAGCCATAACAGAGTGTATCAGTTTAATTAAAATCAATTCTAGTACTCGTTTGCTCGATACCCTAAGTCTCCGCGAAGACATAACAGAGAATACTAGTACACTCTGTTATGGTCTAGAAACTCATCTATAGCGTTTTTGATAGAGGACCTCGGATCACCTGACCATGCCACCATATCGGTAAGTCATTTCGGCAAGCTCTGGGTTCTTTCTGGTAACAACCAGGGCCATTGTTGGCTTCTTGACCAGACCACCTTTAGCATAGCCTGGGATAGTCTGGCCTGGACCATTGAGAATGTACTCTTTTGCTTCTGGGGTAAAGCTGATCTCGTGGTAACCGTTGAACATCTTTGAAGTGACTCCTGGAATTTTCAGTAGAGGCTTCAAACCTTCCTTCACGATCGCCTGATCATAGATGGGCGCAAAATTAGCAGTTTTTTCATTCCTTGCTTTAGCAATGACTTCGCCTGTAGGCAAATAAATCGTGTCTGCCCCCAACTCCAAGCCCTTTTGAACTGCAGCTTTAAACAATATTCCATGCACTTGGTGCAAATGGCCTTTTTGCTGCGTGCCTTTTTGCGCATCTGACTGAATCTCTTCAATCACGTAGCTTCCCGGCTTTGTTTCTACGCTGGATTCTTTGACCTTATCGCGAGCAATTTTTTGCATTTTGTCAACTATCTCATCCGAAGTCCATTCAAAATCCTCATCTAGATTCTTTCGAATGTAATAGTCGAGATAGTGGGCATCACCAGGGGTAAAGTCTGGCTTACTAATCAATTTTTTCAGGTTGCGCACTCTGTTGTTGTCTGTCAGCAGGTCACTGCCAAAGGCTTTTTTGAACTCTTTATCCAGTTGCTTTATACGCTCGGGAGGTAAGGTAGTTCCAAAAGTAGACAGCTCCATTGGATCGGCAGGATTGTACGTGCCTCTAAAGTGGCCCATGGTTCCTTCGGGCGCCTCGTCATAGTGCGTATAGCTCCCGCGCTGGTCAGGGTGAACAACTCCAAACTCTCCGTATTGGTCTCCCATGTTTGTTTCTACTAGGCGCTGAGTACTCGCGTACATATAGCCGTCTTCGTTTTCTCCCTCCATATTGTAGTTGCGGTAGTCGTCAATGCCTTGCTGTATGGCGGCCTCATACGCTTCGTCATAGGCCTTGTTGTATTGATCGCTGTCCTTGATTCCTTTCTTTGCCAGCGCTCGTTTAAGTTTTGCAGGGTACAGATCAAAATCTGTGCCGTGCTCAGCAAGAGCGTCTGACCACATATCTACTTGCTCATCTGTCAGTCCCAGTAAATAGCCAACTGACGACTGATCGTCTATTAAGTCTTCTTCAATAATTTCGCGAAGGTGCTGATTGTCAGTGGCTGCATTTTTTAAGTCGACAATGTCGTAGCTTGAAGGCAGCAATTCACGGACAAACTGGGCCTTAGTCATCCTGGTTGTGGGGTCCATGTTCTTAAATGCCATCAAGCCAGTAGCAAGGCCTTCTTGCGTCACACCTGGAAGCCCCTTTACTTGCTGCAGGAAATTGCTTATGGGCTGCGTGTCAGGGCCTCTAAGAGCGTCTGCCCTAATTGCTGGCTGAATGTTTAGATTGCCTAATGGTACGCCGCGAACTGCTGAGGCTCCACCTGGTTGGAAAGGACCACGACGAGGCGGAGTGTCGGCAGGCAGCCCGCCTTCGCCATCACCTTCATCGATCTGGCGGCGATACTCGTCGCGAATATTCTCAAGATTCTCAATAAGAAGAGCATTCGTTGTTGGGCTCCATAGAATGTCCTCTGCCATTGGACCAAGTATGTCTTCCCAGACAGTTTCTCCGAGCATGCGAAGACTATTAAGGTCGCGCCTAACCAGCTCCAACGATTGCTCCGGGCCTTCTTGATCGCCGTAAAAAACCTCATCCAAGGAACTTGCAACGCTTTCTGCATCTTGCCGTGCTTCCGTGTACAGCCGCTCAAGTTCGCGCGCCGCCAGTTCCCGGACCCTGACGTCAGCTCCTTGGTGAATGCCAAGGTCGTAAGTTCTAAGAATGTTTGCTATGCCCTCAATTGGGTTCTCAGAGTTAAAAGTGTTGTCATCAAAATACATCCTGGAAATACGCGTAGCTTGCACTTGGTTGGCACTGCTCATACCTCCTAGTAAGTCGATAGGCGCCATAGCCTGAACATCGCGAGGTACGGGGGCCGCGTTTGCTACTTGAGGAGTGGGTAACTGAGGGGCTGCTTGCCGTCCACGTTCAGCTAAAAGATCGCGAATTAGTTGAACTGCGCCAAGACGACTTTCTTCTGGTAAAGTCTCAAACCTACCAGCGGGAGTAAGGGCATCATTTAGCAGTTCAAATAATCTTTCAACGGGCCCATCTGCCTCAGTCAGAATGTTTCTAATCATTCCAGGGGGCACGTCATACTGGGCGGCCATTACGTAAGGATCCCGGCCAGCCGGAACGGGCGGCTGCTGCTGGGTTAAAAGTTCAATCAGTCTATTGCGATCAGCCTGGCTTAAATCATCAAGGCCCGCAATCTCATCTTCACGCACAAGCTCCGCAAGATCAATGTCAGCCAAACCACCTGGAAAACTGCCTTCTTCAATCGCATCGTCAACAAGCCCATTAAATGTATCCAGCAGCTCTTGGTCGCGGGCGGCAAGGGGTTGGTCGCCACCTGCACGCTGCCTCTCGTTAGCAACTTCCTCATTAAACGCGCGCAACACCGGCTCCAGGCGCGCGGCACGCTCAGGACCCGGCGGAATATGGTTGATCAATGGGTGGTCCAGCTGCCCTGTCTGTAACGCGTAAGCTGTTGAATCAATGCCTGCTTGGCGAATAGAGCCATCTGGTTCTCGCTCAATCTCAATTAGTTGCCGAGCAATAGACAGGTCTCGAGGGTCATAGGCCTGACCAGGCTGAGCAGGACGATTGGCCACAGCTGTTGGATCAGGCTCAAAGTTAAAAGCATCACGATCAAAGTTAAAAGCAGCAGGATCAGGCTGCAACATGTTGTTTGCCAGCCAATCATCGTACTGGCGGGTCATCATATCAAAGTCTCCGCCTGCATCCCAGTTCTCAATAAACCTCTCAAGCCACTGCTGTTGTTGGCGGTCCATGCGGTCGCCGTAAGCAAATAGCAGATCGTCAGCACTCATGTTGGTTGGCATTAGCTCATACTGTCCACCCTGTACAGCTGGAACTTGCGCAGGAGCCTGATCAAGCCTTGCTTCGACTTGTTGAGCTGCTGCTTGTTCTTCAGCCCTACGCAAACGACGCTCAACGTTGCCACGAATGCCACGGACATCAATCAAGAAATTTTCAAGTCCATCTGCCACTTCAGCATGAAAGTCAGACCCCTGGGCATACAGGCTAGCAATTCGATCTTCAAGGGCACGTTCAAAACGCTCAAGGCGAGTAACCGGCTCAGACAAAAAGTCTTGCTGATTGCTCAGTTGTTGTTCAAAAAACCCATTGGTAATTGTTCTCATGCGTGTTTCAACGCGCTCAGGGCTGTCAAGATTTGAATTTGCCAAAGCGTCTTGAGTAGCATTTTCAAGGGCAGATGCAAAGGCGTCAATTAAGTTTTGATGGTCGGGTTCTCTAAGCTGCTCAACTGGCGCTTCATTTTGTACAGCGACCTCAGTTGGCACGGTTGGAGCCTCTGTTTCAGAGATCCGCTTTAAGTCCTCTGCCGTTAAAAAGCGGGGAAGATTAGGCAGGCCTGCTAGAACCCGTTGGCTATCTACCGACAACTTAGCCGCACGAGCAGCTTGCTGAAAGGCCCTAGCATCTTGCGTATCGTATATGCCAGTATGGTCTCTTAAGTTTGAACCCGCACTTTTAATTTCAGAAGCTCGCCTGTTTAAATAATTTCTAATCGCAGGGACAAAGTTTGCATCAATAGCACCATTAGATACTCCAGAAGCATAACCAATTGTAAAACCCTCATCGCTGAACTTGTCAAATTGAAGCGTTCCTTTTGGCAAACCTGTCTCTGGATCAACAATGTGGACTAGCTCATTTCCATGTCTAAGAGCATCAACATAAGCAGAGCTCCTGCTTGGAGAAACGCCATCTGACCTTTGTCCTGTAAGAGGGTCAATGATCGGCAAATACTGTATTCTTTTGCGGCCGGTAAATGGGTGGAATTCATCTTTGCCAATGGTGGCACCTTCGCCCACGCAATGATCAAGAACAGCAGTTGCAGCGCTAGCATCGGCCAGGGCAACATCTTTTGGAGTGTCTTTGGTCGACTCGATAAAAGCAGCGTTACCAATCCGCTTGACATTAGGGTCCGAGTCAAGCCTTTGCTTTAATTTATTTTGAACCTGAAAGACGTACTGCTCTGTCTTGTCTTGTTCAAATTGTTTTTGAAGTTCTCTTTCTACATGCTTTTGGCGCATGTACTTTTCAATAGACAGGTTCTTTGTGTCACCAAGATTGCCTTGTAGAATGTCTTCTTGAAGCGACTTTGCCAAATCACCAAAGCCCAAGTCTCGAAGGACACGGTCGACAGCCACGTAGTGAGTTTCTTCAGGCCTGGCTTTTGTAACACTTGGAAAGAACGGATACTCCTTTTCAGGAATGCTGCTCTTCATCTCTCCCGTACTCTTGGTTTGAACTGCGGAGTCAGTGATGTCCTCCATTGCAATGGCTAACTTGAGGTTGTCAATCTCTTGTTTATTTTTTTCTGCCTCAGTCCGTTTTTTACGAATCTTCTTGTTGAGATCTGCATAACCTTTAATTTGCTCTGGAAGCACGCCTTGCTCTGTGGCCTGTTGTCTTAGGGGCTGAAGCTGCGTATCAAGTTCTTCAATCTCTCTTGCCAGCTGGTCTCTTTTGTACAGGGCAGCTGTTCTATCGTCGTAATACGTTCCCATGGCAGGATAGCCAGCAGCGGTTCTAATCCGAGCCAGACTTGGGCGATCCGCAAATGGCTCTAGGTATTCAACATCTTCTTGAGTTCCAGGGACAATACCTTCCCTTGCCAAAGCAACCGTCTTGCTCTTTTCTGCTCCAATATCAGAAGCCAAGAAATTGCTCAATGGACCTTTTAAAATCCGCTCGGCTTCCTTATAACGATCCGTAAACTCAGAGAAAGATGGGAGCGTAATTTGCTCTTTAATTTTTTGACCGGCAGGAGTCTGTAAGAATTCTTCAGTGTTGTCCGTGTACAAAACTTGCTTGCCTGCTGGCGTTTTTAAAAACTCAGCCAGCTTTGTTTTGCCGCCTGCCGCAATCTCAGCACCTTCAGGAGTCTGAACAAAAAGATCGATGTTAAATTGCTGAATGGCTTTTTTGCCAGGGGCTGAATCTAAAAACTTCTTAACTGCGTACTCTTGTTTGACTGGCAAACTTTCTGGAGATGCCATAAACTCTTCAAGCATCTCTGATTTTTTCTTGGCCTTGGCTTCAGAGGTTTGAAATTCGGTGTCGAACATTTGTTGAGCAACGACTGGAGATGACGCATCTGGGTACATCTCTCTTACTTTTTTAGCCTCAAAATTATTAAAGGCAGATCTAACCAAGGCTGTTGCTGCTTTACCGGGATCTAAGAATCTTTTTCCGTATTCAGCGGCGAGCGTTGCCACTGGCATTGCAGACACGGGAATGTTTTCGCCATCAACGTCAACTATGTCATTGATAGAACCGTACGCAGGCCTGTAATTGCCGGCAGTAGCTGGAACGGTTGGCCGGGTGATCTTAGTTCCGCCTGGCCTCATAGCGTAAAGATTGGTCTCAGGAGTCAAGGCCTGAGGAACGCCTGGAATAGTTGAAAGGCCTGCAGACTTTCGGCGTTCAAGAGTGTCAGCAAGAGAATCGGCAGCAGCTTGCGCCTTGACGCCAATGGTGTCTTCACCATACAAGTTCTGGCGCTTTAAGCCTGATTGAGCAGCTTGGAAGTCTTGAGGAGTCTCACGAATTTCTTTGGCAAGTTGCTTGACTTGACCGGCTCCTACCCGAACGTCATCAGGAGTCAACATTGGGCGACGAGGACCAGTTGGAGTCATTGGCCAAGCAGCAGGTACCTTAAGGGTATCCATGAGCTTAGTGATGCCTTCTTGAAAATTTCGACCAGCTTCTGTCTGGGGCGCGATTGCTTCTCCATACTTCCGCATCAGGTCTTCTGCTGAAGGAGTCTTGATCTCTTCTTCGCCACGTGAACGGCGCAGCATATTGCCTGGCAAGGCATTTAAGGCCTGGACCCCGGCGCTGATAGGGGCAACAATTGGCAATGCCGAGCCGCCAACAAGGGTCTTGCCCATGTCCTGAAATGACTTTGCCATCATTAAAGGGTTAGCTTGGGTAAGGGCTAAGACAGCCTTGTCTCTCAAGCTTTTAGGTTCGTCAGACTTAGAGGAAGAAACCTGGCCCGGGATCTGGGAGGCATAGTCAGGTTTTGTGTACTTTGCCTCTAAGGCACCAAGATCCTCATTAGATCCGTAAAAGTTGCCTTGTTCGTCGTAGGGCATGGCTTATTCCTCTATGCTATATTTTTCCAACAATCTTTGCAGTTTGGCGTCATCGTCCTCTTCGGGAAGATCTTCGTCCTCAGGGGCCTCTTTAGGAGTTGTTGGAGCCGCTGCCCCAACTGTACCTGACATGATCTTGAGGTTTCTAGCAGAAGCGGCTTTGTCTTTAACAAACCTGGCACTGCTGGCCCCTAGACGATTCAAGGTGTCTTGCATCTCTTGCGGCGTACCTGACTTGAGCATCGTAGCAATTTCGCTGGCAGTTTTCTCATCTAAAGTGGTACGAGCCTGCAAGTATTTCAAGACGCGTCCGATCACAGAACCAGGGGATCCTGCCGCAATGTCAACAGCTTCTCCGGCAATGTCAAAGATGCCGTTGCCTGACTTTAAGTCTTTCAAGGCTTCTGTCTTGTTAGCCGTACGGCTGCCGCGGACAATGTCTTGGGCGTTACGAAACAACTCTGACTCGCGCTGCAAGGCGGCTTCAAACACCTTGTACTCGTTGGGATCTTGGAACAAGGCTTCCAGGCGCTTACGAGTTGCTGGTGCCCCAATGATTCGTTGAGCTGCGTTAACTTGTTGAGGAGCGTCCATGACCTTGGTCAAGAGGGACTGGGCAACACCAGCACGCAGGGCGTCACGTTCCGCATCAGACATGCCGTCAACCAGCTTCTTGGCTTCAGCTGGCAGCATCTTAGGCGACAGGTAGTCTGTGCGGCCCAAACGGAGCGCGTCCAAGACTTCCATATCACCTGCGTATTTGGCGCGTGCAGCAGCGTACTCCGGCACGTTCTCGTCAATCACGTTGATGTAGGCCTTGCGAAGATCCTTGAGGGCATTGGCTTCTGCCTTACCCATGCCTTCGCCTTTGTAGCCCTTGTCAATCAGGGCATCAATGCCTCGCTTGATGTAGTCAAGGGTTCTAACGTCGGGGATCTTGCCAACGCTCAACAAGTTGCCGTCTTTGTCAAGTTCGTAGATGTCGTTCAGCATGAAGCGGCTTGGATCTTCGCCGCGGAGTTCTGCTGCACGAGCCTCCTTGCTGGAGATGGCCTGGGCTTCCTTGAAAGCTTTCTTGAAGGTGTCGTCTTCCAAGACCTTCAGGATACGGGTATCATCCACCGAGCCGTGGGCGTAGGCACGGTCGTACATGTTGTTGGCGTTAGATCTCAGGGTGCCAACCAGCTTGTCTTCTTGAGCCGTGTAGTCAACACCTTTACCAATGTCTTTCAGGGCTCTGGCAGCCGCTGCTTCGCGGCCACCTTCCAAGCGGTCATTTAAGCCTTGACCAAGGATCTTGCGGCCTGATCCTGGGCGAGTCACTACGGCTTCACCGAGCGTAGACAAAGATGGTGTCGCATCCATGATGGTAGACTTGACGCCAAGATTGATGTCCTTGTTCAATCGGTCTACAAGCTTGCCGGTGTCCATCTCGTCTCGGCTCATTGCTTCCAATACCTTATTGGTTGCGCGTTGCTCTACGGCATTCGGGGATGGTCGGATCGCGTTCTTAACAGCCTTGACCCCTTGACCTCCAAGCTGAATGCCTTTAGCGACTGTAGGACCAAGGACTGCGCCTGTTGCGCCACCTTCCAAGGCTCCCATGCCGCGTTCGCCTTCAACTGCAGAACCGGCTCCTGCAACGGCGCCAGTTGCCGCGGCACTTCCTGCGGCCTTACCCATAGAGCCAGTCATAAACTTGGGCATGTACTGGGAAAGCTTGCTTGCCGCCATTCCCATGCGGCCAGCTCCCATGACGGCGCCAGGTGTTCCGGCTCCTGGGATCATGGCCATGCCAACGGTTGGGATTGCTCCAGAAACTAGTTCGGTGCCAAGGGCAACAAATGGATTCTTTTCCTGGAAGCGCTGGTAAGCCTCGCGTTCTTCCTTGACCACGTCTTCGTAAGGGCGACCTTCCATCTTGGCGCGAACACGAGCAATTGCCTCGTCACCAAAGCCAAGGCCGAGGCCTTGACCAACAGCGCGTCCGATGTTAGCCATCGACATTTCACCGCCGTTTGCCATCTCAACCACGCCGCCATCAGCATATCCGACCAAGCCGCCATTTGCTTTTTCTTCTGGCGTGATCTTGCCGTAAGCACCCTTGCGGATGTTATCCATCTTGGTCTTATTGGCTCTTAGACGGCGGGCTGCTGCCTTGATAGCTTGATCGTACAGTTTTTGACGCTCCTCGTCTCCCATGTTGATGGAGCCTTGAAGCTTGTTCAAAATTCTCTGCTCGGCATCGGAAGGAGCTCCGCCAAAGATGGCCTTTAACTGGTCTAAAGCATTTTGACCAACCAGGCTCTCGAGCTCGGTGGTCGCGGTCACGCCCTCAGACTTGCCGACTCCAGGAATATTACGCGCAACAGTTCTCCGCTCCCCAGCAGCAAAACCAGAATACGCCTTGGGGCTCAACTCTTTGGCCTTGGTCAAGTTCAGGATCACCGACTTTGCACTGTTTATGACATCTTCAGCCTCAAACAATTCCTTTTGCTCTTGGGCACCCAGGTTCAGGCCCTTGCCTTCACCTGTCAAGGCTTTGACGCGAGCCTGATATTCAGGAGTTCCTGGAGTCAAGCCTTCATCCTTAGCAATCTTGCCAGGTGTTGATTGCGGCTTGTCACTATCCCGCTCGGCCTTGGCTTCTGCAGGGATGTAGTTGAGCTTGTTTAAGCGCTGCTTGTAGACAGCCTTGCTAGAAGCAGACACGCTAGGATCGTTGATCTTCTCAAGCAGCTGATCGATCTCATTGGTCTTGACTGCCGATGGACGGGTTGTCAGGTAAGTGATTCGAGCTTGGGCGTTGTTCTTGGCTTTCTGATTGGCTTTAGGGTCATCAATGATCTCCTGCATCTTTTCGATTTCTGTCAGGCGATCCTTAGGAGTTGAACGAGCCAAAGCTGTAAGGGCGCTAATCTGCGCCTTTTGTCCTTCGCCCGTAACGTCAGAAGCGGCCAGCTGATACTTGAGGTTAAGGTCTTCTAGTTCTTGCGTGGCTTTACGACGCTGAGAAAGAGCCTCGCCAGTCGTTTCGGCAACGTTACCAAGAGTCTCACCAAAGCTACCAGTGCGAGTAGGCTTGCCGAGAGCGGCCGCCAGACGGAACGCCACTTCTGCCTGATCCGGACCAGCGGACCTAGCCATGATCCGCTCACGCGCCTGATCCAACAGGGCCTGTTTAGCAGTCGCCGATTTTTCAGTGTTTTCAAGATATTTTGTCAGTAAGGTTTGAAGTTGGCCGGTATAGGGATTGGCAGCTCCTCTTGACGAGGAAAAGCCAAAGGTCTGCGCCCCGCTGGTTTGGTCTTGTGAAACTGGCTCTAATGTGCCTGTTCCTTCGTCTTCATCAAGCAATGGCATGTTTTATCCTTATGGTTTTCCACTAAATATCTTGCTGAGTCCGTATCCAGAAGCCAAGGCAGAACCAAACTGCGACAATGGCGATGGCTGATACACGCTGGCTGGTCCAGTAGAAGTTGAGGTTGTTGAAGTTGGCACAGTCATACCGCGTACTGCAGCATTCAAGAAGCCAATGTTGTTGCGGTCGTACTCTTTTTGGTTGAGGAAGTCTTGGTAAGCTTGATCGTATGAACGCTGTGTCTGTTGTTGCTGACCTGCTCCAGCGGCTTCCAAGGCTCCAATGTTCTGCATACCCATCTGCTGGGTTTGTTGACCAAGGGCACCCATTGCTTGACCTGACTGCAACATGCGAGCAAAGTCCTGATTGGACAGTGCCCCCATTTGTTGAGCGGCCTGCAGGTTTTGAGTTCCTGCTGCTCCTGCCAAGTTGCCTTGCATCTGACCAAGAGCTCCCATAGCGGCTCCTGCTTGACCGTACCTTGCAAGATCTGCACCTTCCAAACCGGCTGCTGATTGACCCATTGCAGCCTGTTGTTGACCGGCGGCCAAAAGTCTTTGTTGGTCTGCAGAAGCAAGACCCGCCATACTTTGACCGATCTGAGCCTGTTGACCTGAGGCTGCCAACATACGCTGATAGTCAGCCGCCGACATACCGGCTGCCTGCTGACCAAAACCAGCCTGCTGTTGAGCGGCTTGTAATTGACGAGCCCTATCAGCTTGCAGCTGAGATCCAGCCTGCGTGTAGCCTGATTGCAGTGCGGCAGACTGTTGTGCCAGTGTGGATTCTTGGGTATCGCGCAAAGCACGTCCAATAGCTTCACCGCTGCGGCTGCCGCCAAACGTGCCAGCACGAATTGCCTGGTCTTGAATATTAGGAAGCAGATTCTCTCTAAGGTTACGGGCTCCAAGTTCACCAATACGGTTGACCACTTGGTCTTGGTATGGGTTCATGTAGTCTTGAATGCCGCCCAAACCAGTCTGGGCACCCTGGCCAGAAAGTTGAGAAGCTTGCTGCATATAGGGGTTTGCCAGCGCCGCAGTGTTTGCTCCGCCTGCAACTGCAGTTCCCATGGCCGCTTGATTCAAGTACGGTTGAGCCAAGGCAGCAGTTCCCTGAGCCCCTTGCTGCGTGTACTGATTAGCCTGATTGAAGTACGGTTGGGCCAAGGCGCTTGCGTCGCCATAGCTTTGACCTATTAAACTGCCAGCTTGCCCAATGGCTCCAGCAGCCGCTGTAGCAGGGTTGTACTGAAGCGCCTGGTTGATGTACGGTTGCGCTGCGCCAACAGAGCTACCGGCCCCTGCGTTGTAGATTGCAGCCTTTGACTGATCCATCATCGGCTGGTAAGTGCCCGCCAACTGGCTCGTCTTGTTGTACGCCTCCGTTTGAAGCGGGTCATAAGCAGCAATCCTAGGCTGACTATACGGCTGATAAGGCTCGGCAGCAATAGCGTTAGCCTTGCTGATCAAGCCCTGTGTATAGTCAGAATACCACTTAGGAACGTTAGAGGTTGTCTCGCCATACGTCTGTACAGACGGTGGTGGATTTCCCTGGAACAGAAAGTCCAAAACTCCCATATTAGGCTCCTCTTAAGTAAGACAGCGGACTCTTGGCATTCGGGCTGATCTTGCCACCTGCAAGATTCTTGCCTTTATGTTGACGCAGTTTAGAGCGCATTTGATCGAGCTTTGCCGCTCCTGCCTTAGAGGATCCATTGCCAAGCATTGCTACTGATTCTGCATCCATCACGTATTCGCCATCTGACAAGACCGCGTTTACATCATCAGAACGTCCATCCGCACCTCCGCCAATCTTCATGCTGTGCACTTGGCTAAGTCCACCCATTGCCTTTGCTTGGGTAGGAACCTGACCATATTGGTAGTAGGCAGTCTTAGGGTCGCGAGGACGCTGAGGCATCTGAGGACGACCTTGTTGCATACCGCCTTGAGGAGGCATACCTTGAGCGTTTTGCGGCATCATTGGGCGACCAGGCATTGCTCCACCTTGCATCATTGGAGGACGACCGCCTTGTTGAGGCATTTGTGGCCGACCCTGCATACCACCTTGAGGAGGCATCTGAGGACGACCTTGCATACCTTGAGCCATACCGCCTTGAGCAAAGTGTTTCATCTGGATTAGGCCACCCATTTTTGCTGGGATTGGCACAGGAACAAACTTGGTATTTTGGAAAAACTGATGCTCACCACCCGCCTGTCCATATTTTGCAAGATCGCCACCGTAGTTGGCTTTGTCGCGCATGTACTGATACAAATCAAGCGACTTGGTGAAGTTGCTGTCTTGCGTTGAACCTTTTGGAGGAGGAGTTGCAGAAGGAGGGCCGCCTGCGCCGCCAAGGGCACTTGTTGCAGCCAAGGCGCCAGCACCAAGCAGCCAAGGGTTTGCATTCTTTGTCCAGTCAACAATGTTTGAACCAGCAGTCTTAGCTGCATCGATAATATTTCCGCTTGCAAGTTGATCCAGGGAGCGAGGAGCCCCCATGTTTGTCGTCGCATCGTAAGTTATTGTCTGAGGTGTTGGCGTGATAGCAGTCTGGCTAACAGTCACGTCAGGTGTTGCTGCGCCATAAGTCCGGCCGCTGTCTCCAGTCCATGTATCAGTTGTGCCACGGATTGAAGGATCAAGTGATGTGTCGCTATAGCGGAACTCAGGTAAACCAGAAACGTCTGCAGTCAAGCCCTGGCCACCGCCCATGCGAGCAAGGTTAGGAGCATCTGGCAGTTGCAAACCAGGACCGCCTGACATACCATTTGGTGTCAAGCTATAGTTAGGCTCGCCATACATGTTGAATGAGTCAGCTGGCGTAAAGTCAGGAAGCTTAAGACCAGGAGCCCCTGATTGCGCGCCACTTGACAAACTGTAGTCAGGGTTGAATGATGTGTCCAAGCCAGACGTGAATGTTGGCATCTCAACTTGAGGGATTGTTGTGTCCAATGACCGCAATGGGCTTGTGGGGGTTGAGGGCACCACTTCTGCTGGAGGAGCAATTGACTCAAGAGGTGAAGGTGCTGCAGCTGGAGTTGTTGCAACCGCTTCACTACCAAGAGGAGGTAATTCTGTTCCGGTGACATTGCCCATATTGACAGGAGATGTTTGGGCAACAGGAATTTCTGGAGTGATGGGAGGCGCAGACGTGAGCGAGTCTGTTGGCTTAAACAGATCGCTTGACAAGTCCATTCCGTTAACCGAGTCTAATCTCGAGGAAGGATTTGTTGGACCAAGCAATTCGGCTCCGACGCCGGCTCCGACGCCGGCCATTAAACCGCCTTTGATTGCGTCATCAAAGTCTTCGCCTTGAACAAGGCCGGCTGCCGTGTTTGCTGCACCAGCTGCAATACCTACGCCAACAGCTGCAGATGTTCCAAAATAAGTTGCTGCCATTGGTCCTAGATAAGCTGCCGCCGCTACGGTTGCAATTGCAGAAAGAGGGTCATCCATGATGGGCTGAATGACGTACGTGTCAACTGATTGAGCAACGTCTTCAACAACATCAACAACACTTTCAACAACATCGCCAACGGCCTCAACTACGCCGCCGACTACGTCCGAAACAGCATCTACTACTGCACTCATTGCTGTGCTCCTTCACGTTTTTGTCCGAGTTGCAAAGCAACCTGATATTGGCCGTCAGCTAACATAGTGACGTTGTAGCCCATGCCAGGGTTTGGAGGTTGTTTTGCAACATTGCGGAAAATGTTTATGAGGCTTTGGTCACTGAACTGGGTGACCACTGTGTCAAAGCCTGCTTTGTAAGCATCAACTGCAAAAGCAAAGCCTGACGCTGCAAAATTTGGGGCAGTATCTGCGTTCAGTGCTCTGAACATGCCCTTGCGAGGAGTCTTTGGAGAAGGATGCACCACGTAGACAGTGTTGCCGTACCGGTAGAATTTTGCTCCAGGCATCTGCACCTCCTTGACGAAGGCAGCATACACGAATTCCATCGGGTACTCTGATTTTGTATTCTCGGCAGCTACCTTAATTAGCTCACCAAGGTCTAGCATTTGTTGTCGGCTGTCTACGAGCGGCATATTAGATCCTCATGTTGAAAAGCGCAGCACTGAACACGTTGCCCATGCCAGCACTCAAGCTTAACACTGCCCCTTCAGGTGCTTCAATCGCCTCTGAGAGGAACACATGATCCTCCTCGCTACGATTCAAGATCCCAGGGACAGTTCCCTTTTCTAAATCATTGAACAGCAAGAGGGTCTCTAACAATCCACTCGCTCCCATCGTATGGCCGATTCGCTGCTTGTACGATGTTGCTACAAAATCACTCAAGAACCCTTCCAGCGCCGCCTTTTCAGCATTGTTGTTAGATCTGGTACCGGTACCATGAGTTTTTACGATTTTAATTTGTTCTGAGGAAATTTGACAAAGTTTAAGCGCGCCCTCGATAGCTCGTCTAAAACCTTGTCCATCTTCTCTTTGTCCTATGGCGTTTTGGGCAACCTCTGTTGCTGTCCAAGCTGACAGAAGTTCGGCGCTGATTCGAAGTTTTGAACGCTTTACGGCTTCTTCTGACTCAAATACGGCAAACGCGGCACCTTGGCCTATGTAGAACCCAAAGTTTTTAGAATCGAATGCACTGGGGATCACCTGGTGAGCCTCGGCCATGCTCTCGGTCAGGGTTGCCTTAGCTTCTCCAAAGAACTGGAGGGTCATGTTGTTGACCTGGTCCTCAATAGCTAGTACAATTACCCGGTCAAAGCCATAAAACTTGATCAGGGTCTGCACGTCCATCAAGGCCTTGAGGCTAGAAGTGCAGGCGGTGGCATCAGTTGCCGTGTGATCAATCTCTCCGCACTGCGCAGCAACCCGACCAGCATAGATCTGGGTCAGAGACAACGGAAGGACCTTGTAGTTGTATGTCCATTCATTTTCTCTATTGAGTTTGGCGCCCTCGTTGGCAAAGTTGCTATTTCCCGCTGCCAGGATAAAGGCTGTCTTGCCTGTCTGGGTATCTTGGAGAAGCTTTAAAAGCGCGGGGTCCAAGACCTTTTCAGCTACTTTGTGGGCTGGGTTAATCAGGCCTGTCTTGATCCTGTCGTAGCTCTCAGGAAACAAGTGAACCTTTTGGGGAAAGGTATGGTTCTGAAAAAGAGTTGTTTCCTCAGTGCTGGCAGTTCGGCTCTCAGTGAGGAAGATTCTCATACAAACCACTCCCTTGCTTGGGCTAGATCGGCCGGCTGTCGGCGTCCCCATTCCTTTAGGAAGTCAAATAATTCTTGGGGCGTGGTTCCCATCATCTCTTTGCTTTTCTCGTCTTCTACGTCGTAGATTTCGCAAAGATAAACCACGCACATGAGCATGTCAAGGCTGTCTAAGCCAGTCTCTTTAAGGATCATCTCCATAGAGTCAATGTGCCGAACTTCGCTGTTAAACGGTCTGGCTTTCTTAGCTACTTCATTCAGCAGCTCAATAAATTCTTGATCGGTCATTAGTCCACCATTTGTACAAAGCGTTGTGCCCAGGTACGCCAGTCGGTAAATGCAAATGGATCAGGAACGTTTTTCTGGCTGAGTCCTGAGATAACGCAGAACTGCAGTGCCCATTCTTGCCACTTGTCCTCATCGTCTAGCCTTGAGAGCGCTCCATAGGTTGACAGGTCCATAACGATCTGATCGGCCCAGTCGCGCAATCCTATTATAACAGGTTGCGTGATCACGTGGAACCCCCTGCAACGCCACCAAGCATATTGCCATCGGCTTCACCAACGTGGGCAATGACCTGACCCATTTGATAATTGCCGTTGATGGTGTTAGAGGTGAACTTAAACCGTAGTTCGCGGCGTTCTTCTTTGAACCAGACCACCTGTTCGTAAGGGGTAGCTGGTTCTGCAAAGATCGTGCGTTCAGGGCCAGGGACCTCAAGCGCCTTGGCGTTGGCCCTTCCTGTCAGCTGGACGGTCATGTTTTCAGACTGTATGAAGTCAGGCTCAATGGCTTCAACACGGATCCACTTGTTCTTTGAACCTCCTTGCGGAGTCAGCATGCTCATGTCTGCTGTCTCAAAGAACGAAGGAACCGCCGTGATGAACTGGCCATCAATCTCGTTCACGTCATGTTCGTGCTGCCAGACCTTGTAGCCTTCCTCAGGGACCGTGACGCGCTGGTCGCCATTTTGCGTGATCCGAAGGTCTCCGCCCTCTGTGATCCTGTTGTTTGACACAAAAGTAGACGTTTGTAGGCCGCACAGAAGTGGTGCAGCATACAAAGGAGACCACTCCCCAGCCGTCCGTCCACCATTAGGCAACTCGGTGTCATACCAGGTGTTCTCACGAAGGTTGTAGATGATGGCGTGGGTGCACTCTGTTGCATCACCGCGTGGATAACACCACCAGATCTCGCCATACCTGGGAACCTTGTAAGCCCACACTTTTTGGGCTGCTGCCCGGTTCAGGCCATCGTAGAAGTAGTTGATGTTCAAGTTGTTAGGGATCTCGCGAACCACGCCGTTGAACATCAGCATGCGGTCTGTTCCAAGCCAGTAGTAGATGCCGTCGTATTCGATGACCGAGGCAGCAGACAAGATGCTCGATTCTGGGCTAATCGTGTCAAACTGGAAGACTTCGGTGCCACCAACAAAAGATGCCCTGATAACAGCGTCTGCGCTCCAAAAGAGGCCCGCTGGCGCGTTTCCTGGACCGCCCCTAAGGGCTAGTGCACGAACGATCTTTTGACCTGCTACGCGGGCATTTCCTGAACCAATCCCTGTCAAGTCTGTTGGGGCTCCAGCAACCGACCATCCGACAACGCCGTCATTGCCAAAGTACATTAGGTAGGGATGCAAAGAGACCACGCCGCCAGTTACACTTACGCCAGCTGGAAATGTTGTGATCTCAGTTAGGGCGCTGGTTCCTGTCATAGGACCAATGAAGATCTGGCCGCCATCCGTGTTGCAAAGGCAACCAGCATTGGGAGCCACTTGGGCAACAATCATGTTGGCAGCAGGAATAGATTGCGTGTCATAGATCACGTCAAATTGCCAAAGGTTGTCTTCGCTGGCCACGTACGTAATTGGCGTGCGGTCTGTGATCAGGCTTGAGTTGCCGCTTTGGTCAATGGTAAAACGCTCAACAAAACTGGCACTTCCAGAGTGAAAGTAAGTCAGGCCATTTTCTGTGAAGGTCTTGACCCCCCGGCTGATTTCGGTCAAGTAACGATTGATGACGGTATAACCTCCAACCTTACGAGGAAGGCCACGTTGCCAACGGACCCATTGGCCATCGACATGGTAGTCGCCCTCGTACCTGGTGCCATCACGCTTGATGCCAGGCAGCGACTTAAGGACTATTGGAGTTGTTGCCATTAGTAGGTTCCGCCCTGGATGGGGTCAAGTCCAATAGCCACTTGGGCAGCTGCTTGGGAGGCCGCAGTAAAGATCGCAATACCCGTTGCTGTTCCACCCAGGTTGATCAAGGCGTTTCCTGCCGTAGTGGCTCCGGTACCACCGTCAGAGACGCTAATAGGAACCGCCACGCCGCCAGTATCAGCAGCAACTACGTTAGTGCCGTCAGAATACAAGATGGCTCGTGAGCCTTGGTTGACCGTATAGCCTGCCGCAATTGACGTTTTAACAGTCAGGGTGTATGGTCCTGTCGTGTTGTTAGCCACCCAATACTGCTGGACAGTCTGGGGAACAATGACTGTACGGTTGCCCGTCAAGACACCGGTAAAGTTGTAGGCGATGCGGTTTAATTCGCTGCCCGACAAGGTGTAGTTGCCTGTTCCGGCTACGCTGATTGATGTGTAGTCAAACGCAAAGACAGGCGATTGCCCATAGCCAAGTGTGTAAAAGTTGTTGCCATCCGTAAAGATGATTGCAGAATCACCTGGCTGAAAAGTTAGCGTAGAGGATCCGTTGATTGTTTGGGCGCCAGGAGGATCAACTAAAAGAGCGCCCGTACCCTCATTGCGAAGCTGGAAGAACCAATTATTTCCAAGGGTGCCGGCAGTGGCCATGGTAAGGGTGCCAGCTCCTCCATTCCAAATGTAAGTTCTGGCTCTACTGTCTGTGTCAGCTGTAAAGTTGCTTCCAAAAAACGTGACAGGCATGGCCAATGACAAAAGGGAGCCAATAGCAATCAGTCCGGTTCCTGCTAAAGACGCTGCGTTTGCAGTGGAGACAGCCGCTCCAAACTGAAATGCAAGCCAGGTGCCTCCAGCTGTTGTGTTGTTGGTCAGGTAGATCTGCCAGACTTGGCCTGCAGCAGGAGCCGCTACTTGTACACCCGCAGCATTCCTAATGATGAATGAATTGGAACCAACGTTGTTGAACAAGATGGCTTGCCCAGTTGATGCCTCAAGAGCGCTTGGCAAAGTCAGGCTCCAAGGACCTGCAGTGGCCGTCACATCCATGATGCCGGCGATTAAGTTTGTTGAAGGGGCAGTCTCAAGGGCCCAGTCAAAAGTCGTGTTGGCTGTAAGGCTCACTGTGGCGTAGCTGATCTCTGAAGGAGAAATGTTGCTGCCGCCAAAGATGTTGGTGTAGGTGGTCATGTTAGGCCTCGTTTCTTACGGCACCACGGTCTAAGATCTTGCTCATGTCTTCGCCTTGCAACGCTTGCGCAGCTGATTGATACATGGCTTGCCAGACAGGGATTCGTTCGTCGTTTTTCAAGAATGGAGTTGCCTCCAACAAGGTTGCATACAGCAGCAAGTTGGGAGCATACTGAGTGAGCCAGTTGGTCTGGGTGTTGTCATCCAACAAGACAGGCAACTCGTAGTACAAGATCTCAATTGGGTAAGCAGAATTTGGCGTCGGCGCAATGATCCAATTGGTGTAGTTGTAGTCGCCGTAGAACACTGGCTCGTCAACTAGCGTGTCATTGGGCCAATAGCTTCTGATGTACTCGTAGGCTCTTGAGAATAGCTGGACGCGGGTGTTGTTGCCTGTACTGGTTCCGATGTTCATCGAGATGGTCTCGCGCCAACGGTCTGGCTTGGCAAGGACCGCAACGCCAGCCTGCAAATTAGTCACGACGACAGTCTGGAAGCCTTGAATCTTCAGGTCGCGGCTGATGCGGCGTTCTGCAAAGTTGATCAGGCTAGGGATCTGAGCATAGACCAACGGGTCCGTGACAACAGATGCCCCACGTTCCAGGTAGCTGCGGACGTCGTTTTGCAGCGACGCAAAGGTCATTGCTTGTGGCATTACACGTTCCTCTCAAAGTGAGGGCAGTCCACCAGGCTCTTAAAGTTTCCGCCCCAACGATTCTTAGGGTATAGGCTTTCCCAGTAGGCGCCCAAGGGAGCAAGGATTTCCTTGTCCCAAATGATCTGGCCATCCTTGAAGAAATTCAGATCGATTGCGCATCGCTTCAAATGAATTGAATTCATGGTCTTGCTGCGACCAGTCTTGACATAGATGGCTTGTTGTTCAGGCGTCCGTTGCAATTCGCCGCCGGTTACCATGAAACCTTGTTCGGTAGCATATTGGATCAGCTTGCAAGCATCCAGCAAGAATGCTGCTTGTTCTTGACTCAGGCTCATTCTTTGCCTCCCTTACGCATCTCCATGACTTTCTCAACAGTGCGGCCGCCAAAATAAGCGGTCATCACTAACATGCCCCACTGACCCAGCAGCTGGACGTAAGATTCTTGCACCTGTATGCCTGCAGCACTCAAGGCAGCAAACAGTAAATAGGCGGTAAGGATGTAGACCAAGGTGCCTGGACGAATGTTCTTGGATAACCAAGAATCAGAAGCCATGTCAGCTTCCCAACGGCGAGAGACGTTTGACTCTTCTGCCACTTTTGCTGCCAACAAGGCTTTTAATTCTTCTTGTTCAAGCTTTGCTTTTTCAATGCCAAGTTCCAGCAGGCGCTCTTCATGGTCATATTGAAGTTGACGAAGCTTGGACACTTCTTCAGGACCAGGATTGTCACTGATCTTGACCCCTAGCTTTTCTTCAACTAGCTGCTTGCCTTTTGCTTGGATAGCAGACGACAAAAGACCCAGGCCATTTTCAGCAAGGGTCCCTAAAAGTGACGCAACGATTGGTATCATTCTTTTTCCTTTTTCTCTAAATCTTTCAACAACTTTTCAATTCTCTCCTCTGTGCGTTCTGCCTTTTTTTGTATTTTCATGGTATCAAAATACAGCATTGCTAGCAATGGCAATAATAAGCAAAACAATATCATCAGCAACACCACAACAGCTACATATCCCGACTCTGTTGAACGGCGTACAGCAGCGCCCAAATCTCCAGGATCAACAGCAAGACGGCTCCGAAGATCAAGGCTTCGTCCGACAATTTTTCTAATCGTTTTTGACGTTGCCATTTTTTGTTCCTCTCCGCTATGACTTCCTGCCTAATCTCTTCCTCGTGCTTCTTTGTCAGCTTTGCAAACTCTTTCTCATACCTTGACCAAACAGCCCCCAAAGCGGGGTCTGTGTGGTAAATCAAATACTCGCGCATCTCAACTGCTTGCCGCTCAAGTTCAATCTGGTTGAACACATTCTCAAGCGCCTGCGCCTTAAGCGACTTTTCTTTTGGTGGGTTAATTTCTTGACGCTTGACTTCTTTTTTTACTTCTTCCTGCGCCTCAAAGAACTGCCCAATGAATCCTGAAATCTCCTTGGTTACTTTGTAAAGATCAGAACCTGTTGCCTTTGCATCCTTATACAAGGAGATGCCTTGCTTAATTCCAGCAATTGCGGCAAGAGCAAGGGTAATAGGTTCAATTTTGTCCTCACTTAGTTGTCATTGTTTTTCTATCTTGGTCTCAATAATTGCAATCTTTGGCCATCACTTAGCTCCCTGAAACCAGTGTGTAAAGTAACCAAAGCAGGAAGAGATCGCAGACACGATCATCATGCCAGCCCAAAAGCCGCCACGACCCTTGTTTGCAAGGGCTAAAAGTTCCTCCATTCCTGCTTCAAGTTTGTCAACCTTCTTGTCAAGGTCTTGAACTTTTTGCAGAAGTGAACCGTACTCCACTAAATCGATGTCTGCGCCCATACTTATTCCGCTGCTGGTGTCTCAGGCTTTGGCTCCACTTGAGCGTCGGCCTGCTGCTTAATTTTCATGACCAACGGGAAAGCGCCTGTCTTAGTAGGCAAATCGCCCATGACCTGCAAAATCGCGTTGACTTCGTCAACTGTCAGTTTTAATGTCAGTTCCATTTTTTTCTCCAAAAGTTGCCATCAAAATGGGGTGATGGCTTCCCCTTAAACATTATGCCGCAGCAGTACGCAAAGGCGTCAGGTCTTCCGTTGTCCAGAAATCCTTGGCCAGCATGATGTTTAGATGCTCTTTATTTCGAGCCACGGTGTCTGCCCAATCTTCAGCGGTCATCAGTTCAGGCTTACCTGCGTTGATGAGGTTTACGCTGTCCATGCAAGCAGAGTAGTGCTTGGCAATTTGTTCTGCGTTGGGGGTTTCGATGGTCATGGTTTAAGCTCCTTGAGTTTGACGTTCAGCGGCTTCTTGTGCGGCCTGATACGCAGCAACGACTTCAGGTGTCCAAGCCACGTTGCAGATTGCCACAACATTTGAAGGGACGCCTGTGAGGTCTTGTGCTGGTGTCAGGCTTGTACGGTGGTAGGTTTGACTCAGTTGCTTACCGTCTTCCATGATGCGAGTTGCCTCACGATAGAGAACGACGCCGTTCTCAGTCACGGTGATTTGATCAATTACTTTTTCTTTCGTGATTGCCATTTGGGTTTCTCCTTAAAGTTGGCGTTGTGTCCAGTCTGACCAATCCAGTCAGGCTAATGAACTCTGTGGTTAAAGTGTATAAATTACGTTGCCCTGTACAACTGCGCCATCTCCATAAATGCCCAACGGCCCAGAAGCGCTTATTCCAGCAGTGTCTCGGCCATAAATTGAAAAACCTGTACTATTAAAAGTATATGTAGCCATGCCGAGAACGGTTATTGCTAGACTTTGATAGTAAGAAATTACGCCACTGCCTTGCACCGTTGAATTACTTTGAAAAGGAAGTCCGAGCACACTTGAGCTAGACCCTGTTCCTTTTGCATTAATATGAATATAAAATTCAGCAATTACAAGATTGCCTATTTTTGTATACTTGCCAATTTGGGTGTTATAAGTAGATGTGCCGCCAATAGTTGGTGTCCAAGTCCCTTCCTCATAATCATCTAGCGTGTTTGGGTCAGTTGATGCATTTTGAGTTGCGGGGAAAGTGATACCTGTGCCAGCTTTTGTAATAGCGCCCTGCAATGCAATACTTGCACCAGTTTGTGCGTTCAAGATTAAATTTCCGTCACCATCAGACAGCACAACGACATTGTTTATCGTTCGCATATCTAAGCCGCCTTGGTTGCCTGAATAGCCGCCAATGATGGTGTTCTTAGAGCCTGTGGTCATGGCAGAACCGCAACCGTTTGAAACGCCCACAACAAGAGAACCGACAAAAGTGTTTGAGCTTCCAGTCGATAACAGTCCAGCAAGAGGCCCAACCATGCAGTTGCCACCATTAGTCGTCAACGCACTGCCTGCTCCGTTACCAATTGATACGTTGTATGCTCCTGTGGTGTTTGCATACCCCGCCTGATAACCAACTGCTGTGTTGTTAGAGGCTGTGGTGTTAGAGATAAGGGCCTGAGAACCCAAACCTGTGTTGTAGTTACCAGTGGTGTTTGCCGTTAATGCACCATTACCTAAAGCGGTTAAAAAAGCACCAGACGTATTGGCGGTAAGCGCATACGAACCAAAAGCACTGTTATTAAAACCGCCAGCATTATTTCTTAGCGCTGTATAGCCAAAAGCATCATTTGCTCCGCTTAATGTGTTTGTAAGATATGCTGCTTGATACCCCACTGCGGTAATTGGGTTTCCAGTTGTTTGGGTATAGGCAGCTTGATAGCCTACGGCAGTGTTAGCGGCGGCTGTGGTGTTGTTGATTAAGGAATCAGTGCCTACCGCAACGTTTTGTGCGCCTGTTGTGTTATTTTGACCCGAACTAGCGCCAACCATAGTGTTGTTGGAAGCTGTCGTATTTGAGTAACCAGAATAACGACCAATAAATGTATTTGTTGCGCCTGTCGTATTGCTGTAACCCGCAACATAACCCACAGCAGTGTTGTTAGAGGCGGTGGTGTTGGAATAGAGAGATGAATCTCCAATTGCCGTGTTATTAGAACCAGTGGATGCGGTTCCATTTGGCCCACTCGCATATCCAACATAGGTGTTGCTTACGCCTGTGCTGACCTCAAAACCTGTAAACACTCCTAAGAATGTGTTACGGTTTCCTGTTGTGTTTTTGTATCCAGCTTGGTAGCCTACTGCAGTATTGTTGGATGCTGTGGTGTTGGCTTGAAGTGCTTCACGCCCAACCGCCACGTTTGCTGCCCCAGTTGTGTTCGCCAATAAGCTCAATGCTCCAAGAGCAGTATTACCCTGACCAGTTGTTGTTACCTTCAATGCCTGATTACCTACTGCGGTATTGTTGTCTGCATTAGATGTGTATGCGGCAAGATAGCCAAAAGCCGTTAAGCCAGCTCCAGTTGTGTTTGTGTAGCCAGCTTGATAGCCAGCCACCGCATTTGCCAAACCACTTGTATTTGCTTGTAAAGCACTAGCACCCACCGCAGTGTTGGTAGATACAGCACCTGCACCACGGCCTACGGTGAGGCCGTAAACAGTCAGGTCAGTGCCGCTGTACAGCAAGTTGGCAGAACCAACAAGCAACTTTGAAGCATTCAAGTATTGAACTTGATTGGCTGTGCCATACGACAAGGTTGTTGACGTGGTGACAGTCAAGTCAACAATTGTAGATGCAGTGGCGTTGGTGCCAAGTTCAACAACGTTACCGCCGGCATCTTTTGTGTAGATGCGCTTTGTGGCTGTATTGACGGCAATTTCGGTGCCGCCAGCTGCGTTGGTCAGGTCACCAGGTGCAGGAGCCCCTGCGGTGTCCTTTTTCTTAATCAGGATAGTGGTCATGCGTAAGTTCCTCCGGGGATTGTATCAGTCCAGGTGGGTGAACCGGTACCCCCTGATATTAAAAAGTAGCCAGATGTTCCAGCCGCGCTGAAGCCATAAGCCGTCCCAGTACCATACGCCACCGCTCCAGATGTTGGAGTTGTTGTGGCATTTGTACCGCCGTTTGCAATTGGCAGGGTTCCTGTCACGCCCGTTGTCAAAGGCAAGCCTGTTGCGTTTGTTAGCGTACCACTTGACGGCGTGCCAAGGGCTCCATTAAAGAGCACAAAGGCACCAGCCGATCCTGTATTGACAGCAAGCGCCGTGGCGACACCAGTGCCCAAGCCAGTGATTGAACCAACCGCTGGGGTGACGGTCGTATTGCCAGCCAAGGTCAATTGGCCCTGCTGGTTAACCGTAAACGTGCCGACTTGTGTTGCAGAGCCGTAGGCTCCGGCTGTCACAGCTGTATTGGTGATGCTGAACTGAGTTCCCGTAAGGGTTAGTCCAGTACCTGCTGTGTAAGAGCCTACGCCAGCAAATTGAACCCAAGTGATGGGGGTTGTGCCTAAAGTGCCGCCTGCATTGGAAGTACAAACCCAACCGGTGTCGGCGTATACGGTTCCTTGCTCGATGAAGGTGAACGCCCCTGGAACTTCAGCCCATGTGTCCATATCAGTTGCACGAGTCCAAGCACCTGCCGCAACCAAATAAATTCCGTTGTTTTGACTCAATGTCTGATCTTTAACCAAACACCTGTCTCCAGCAATCAGTGCTACACCATCAATGGTTTGGGTTCCAGACAACGTAATGTTCGCCGTTGTTGCCGCCACACAAGATGCCTTGGGGTCTAACCCTTGAGCCACAGAATCCACATATTGCTTAGTGGCCAATTGCAGGGCAGACGTTGGATCCTGGGTAACCGCAACCGATGTCAATCCGCCCAAGGTCAATGATGAAGCACCAAGCGAGATAGCAGTTGTACCAACAGTGATCGAGCTGTTTGTTAGACTTGAATTTGCAATGTTGCTGAGCGTGTTGTTGCTGCCGCTGATCGTCTTGTTAGTCAGCGCTTGGGACCCGCTTAAAGTGGCCACCGTATTGTCAATTGCAATGGTTACGGCTGTTGAGCCGTTGTAACTGGTACCAGTCAAGCCGGTTCCAATAGTCAAGGCAGCAGTAGCAGTTGCCGTAACGGTTATTGACCCACCTAAAGAAACCGACGTACCGTTGATTGTGACGGCCGAATTGGTCAAAGCAGCGTTAGGAATGCTGCTGAAAGTGTTTGTTGCCCCGCTCATTGACTTGCCTGTCAGCAAGCTTGGAATGTCGTCATTCACGAGCAAACGGAAGGACGTTGTGGCCGGAGCCCCTGACGTTGGGCCGGCGTACACGTAGTTGGCAGGCTGGGCAGACACAACCAGGGCAGAGCCCCAAGTTGGAGCGGAGGCGCCCCCTGAGACTAAGACCTGGCCATTTGATCCCTGGACGGTTTGCAAGAAGCCGCTACTGTTGCTACTGTACCAAATGGCTCCTGCAGTCAAGCTATTGACTTGCATTCCGGTTCCGCCGCGTGTCAATGGCAGCAGGCCCGTATATTCGGTCAGGTTTGCAAAATTCAAAGCGGGGTGAACGTGGTCACCACGAGAAGACGTTGCAGCAGATCCTTCCGAAGCTGTCCCAAGGGCTGCTGGTGCAGCTGTCGAAAAGTTAACAGCAAGCGTCCGATCGGCTTGCAAGTTACCGCCACCAGTCAAACCACTGCCTGCAATGATCTGGCGGGTATCAGGAACATATCCAGAAATGACTAGGGCTGTCGTAGAGACACTCGTGACAAGGCCCTTAGCATCTACTGTGACTACTGGAATTAAAGTGCCAGAGCCATACGATCCTGGGGTGACCCCGTTATTGGCTAGTTTGGCATTGGTTACTCCGCCATCAGCAATGCTCAGGGTACGGTCTTGGGAAAGATCGCCGCCGCCTTGCAGTCCGCCGCCTGTGCCGATCACGCGAGATGCTGGGACCGAGACAGTCGATTGCAGGTCGATGAAAGGAACCTGGTAAGTGATGCCCCCGATCACGCAAATCATTGTTGCCGACGACGTCGGGTTTGGGGCAACTGGCAGCTGCGTGATTGACGTTGGTACAAGGTTTGATGGTACTGTCATGGTATCATGTACTCGTCATTTGTGCCGATAATGAAGCTGTTGTCGTCCTCAGTCACGATACCCGCTGGGTTAGTAGTGAGCGGCAAGTCAGGTCTTACAAAAGGCAAAGTTATATTGTCGGGCTGGCGAGGAGGTAAGCGATAAGGATCAAGGTTGTCCAGGTCCTCACGGCAAACTCTTAGCCCGGGTGAATTTGGGTCTGAGAACAACTCATCAAGGCTCATCTTGCGGCTGCAACGAGCACACAGGCCAATGCCCAATGTGCTGCGTCCGCGAGTGTCCAAGTAGATGCTCATCGTGTGTACACCGCAATGTTAGGTGTCAAGTAGATTGGCGAATCATCGCGTTCTTCATTTTCTGCCTCAAGCAGCGCACGTTGCGCTTTCTGATCCAAGATAGCAATCATCTGAGGATCTACAGTTGGAGTCTCTTCAGCAAGGCGTGAAGCCAGGACGTAGACAATCGAGTCGTACCAGCGCTGTGGCACTTCAATCTCTTGCGTCATTGTGCCAACGTCCATAATGTAACGCTTCACCCATACAACCACTTGGGCAGTGACAAACTGCGCTGATGGTACGGGCCACAAGTACAACACGGGGTTGTTGAGTTGACGATCACACCAGAATTGCAATGGACGTCCTTCAAACGTCTTGTTAGGCAAGTTGACGTAATCGTCGCGGTTCAAGCGCGCCATAGGGATCTCGTTTGGCGTGTTGGCCAAGATCACCTGAGTTTGATTGAGCACGCCTGTTGTTGCTCTCACCCTAAAATAGGTGGTCGCTAGGGACCCCTGGACATCTACCCATGTTACCATACCAGCTGTCGCATTTGGATTGTCCTGGGTACTTAGAGTGGTCCAGGTGGTGCCATTGTTAGATGTTTCAAGTGCATAGCTTGTTGATGCCCCTGACCACTCAATTCCAATGACTGTGACTTGCGTTTGCGCCGGAAAAATAGTTGTGTAAGTAGTCGAGGTAGTTGTGTCTGTTGTGTTCTCATTTACAACTTCAATGGTGCGCAAGTTGGTGTTGAGAATGTCAACGATGCCATTAGGCATTGTGATCAAGCCTTGAGCTTCATAGAGAGGCATCAAGTAACGCTCAATGCACCACAGCTGAAGGCCACGATTGGCCAACATGCTGAGCACAAGATAAAGCGTGTCAAGAGCAAAGTCAATTTGCTCTGACGAGATGCCTTCAGGAGGAATACGGCAGCGACGATACGCGTGGTCAATGACCTTACGCGTATTGAAAACCGTCATGCTGACTGTGCCTGAAACTGCCACCGGATCTGCTCCTATTTGTTGAGTTGCGGCTTGCCGTCAGTGGCAGACCCCGTGGATTGCCTTTATTTTACTTCATCTTGCCAAATTTTGGAACTTTTGAAAACGTTGGCACGCCGCCTTTGGCAAGCTTGTTCCCGGCTCCTGGACCGTGCGCTTTTCCAGCTGGCATATTGGCGTGCTTTTCAAGCTTTGCCTCGACACCGCCGCCTTTTGCGTACTTTTGGGTCTCGGTGCCAAACTTCTTGGCCATCTTGTTGCCGGCCTTGCCTTCTGCGTCCATCTTGGAGCGAGTGCCTGCAGCATATTGACCGCCTTCAGCATAGCAACCAGCCATTCCGCCTTTTTTCATGCCTGTAGGCTCCATCATCTCATGCTTAAGCATGGTCAGAGGTGCTTTTGCCTTGCGCATCATGCCCACTTCAGCCTTTTTGGTGGCCGGAGTGTCCATCTCGCCAGACATTTCACGCACTTCGTGACTTATCATGGCTTTTGGGGCGCCTGACTTGCGCAAAAGAGCCACTTCCTTGCGGACCATGGCTTCTGGCTCACGTTTTGGCTTGACTTTTGGACCGCCTTTGGCATAGCCGTATGTAGGTGGTTTGCACATTCCACCATTCTTCATGGCATGCGGAGCGTCATACATGGCCTTAGGGATGCCTTTTGTTGACTTTGCAGTGGATACTGTACGACCAGCTGGACGAGCAGGTGACGCAGGGAACGTGAATTCCCCATATTTGATATTTTTTCCCATGTTATTTCCTTTTTGCGGCTGCCCGCATGTTATCTACAAGGTTGGGATAGGGGCGTCCGGCTGCTGCTGCGGCGGCCTTTGCGCTAGCTTTTGCAGCAGGCGCTAATTTTTTGGGCTTTGGCAGATCCTTTGGCCTTGGCTTATCCCAAGGTGCTTTTACTTTGCCTCCTTTTGCGAAGGCCATTTTCTTTCCCATCATATTAGCAGTCCCACTTGTTAAGGGCAAGGGCTTTCCTGGTCGGTCTGCCTTTGTCGTCTTTCATTGGACCCGGCAGGCCAGACATTCGCGCGCAAAAACTGTCGCGTCGACCAGCTGCTTTGGGGCTCTTTGCTGCTTGCTTAGCGGAGACTGGTGGCTTTAGATTGCCGCCTGTTTTGTTGTTGTAGGCATCACGACCTTTTTGGTTCAAGCCGCCTTTAGGATTTTGTCCTTCTTTGCGCGCCCAGACAGCTCCGCCCTTTGCAACAAACAAAGTGCCTCCGCCTTTACCAAACTTGTGATCGTTTACCATGTTGCAATCGCCACACGCTTCCACGTGTCGGTCGCCACGCAGACGTAGATGTAACTGGTGTCCCAGCAAATATCGCCCTTAGTACCTGGGGCTGCTGCCGAAGCAGGAGTCCGGGTATTAGGGAGATTGATGGTGTTGCCAGTGACGCCAAAGTTGCCATTGCTGTTGAAGGTAGCAACGGCGGTTGCTGCAGCACCACCCGCCATCAACAAGACTTGCAGGTTGAAGGCCTCGGTGCCGGAGCCCACGTTTGTAGTCACTGCCGAAAGCAAGGCGCCAATCTCAACGTTACTGGCTGATGTCTCGCACTGGAAAGCGAGACGGGTTCCAATACCGGCTGCTGCCGTACCAGAAGTCTGGTGACTTAGGGTTGCAGCAGTGGCCGGCGTGTTGGTGTTGGAAGTCTCAACCAGCAGGGTTGGATTTGAATTTGCAAAGGCCTTGATCTGGTCTGATGACAGCTTGACGGAAGTGGCCGACTGGACCGACTCATAAAGCTCGGTGCCAACAAGCGTGGTGCCTGCAGGTAAGTCCGTGATCTTTAAGTTTGCCATGGCTTAGTCCGGGTTCTTGATGAGAACTAACTCAAAGAAACCAGCGGCTTCATTGTTATCCGCACCACCAATTGCTTCGCCTTGAATGCGAGTCTTCTCAGCAATTGCAATAGGATATGGAAAATCAATGGTTGAAATGCCGTTGTTGGTTACGATGACTGGGCCGGTCAATGCAATTCCGTTTGTGCCAACAAAGCGTGTCCTGGCGGTAATTAAAGTGGTTCCAGCATCTTGCGCCAAGCCAATTCGAGCCACAGCCAAATAACCTGTATAGCCAGCAGGAATGGTGTACTGGCTTGAGGTTGCGTTGTTAAAACCAGCCGCAATCACGTTGTAGATGGTCGCTGGTACGCCAGAGGTAACAGTGCCTGTGCCAATGTAAATAACGCCCTCATTTGCCAAACTTGTACCTGCGGTTGTCACCAACATGGAGTTAACGCGCAAGAATGAATTTGTGGTTGTCACAGCCGTCTGACCATTCATGGTCACGGTCTCACTAATGACTGCGTAGTCTGCATCCAAACCGGTTATCAATACAGTTCTTGCCCCCGTTCCTGCTGATGTGTCGTCTGCGTCAGCAGAACTCACCTTCATTTGCAAAGCGGCGGCTGGGTAGGACAAGTTGCCAACAGGCGTAATCATTTCCCATGATTGGTCAACATCAGAGTTATAGCCAGCAATCGTTACGACAGAGTGCGCCTGAATTTGCCCACGCGCCACTTGCAACTCAAACGGCTCGTATTGACCTTGACGTGTTACTGAGGAATAAATTCCCATGATTCAGTCTCCTAAAGACGGGGGCCGAAGCCCCCTGGTTAATTAGGCCTGAGTTACGCCAAGAGCGCCAACGCGGGTTGAGTTAGGTCCAACAGCGATTGCAGGCAGCAAGACGCCCATCACAGTGCGATTGATACCGTCAGACGCAGTGCCTGGAACGTAGGTTCCACGAACGTCGCCTGTGGTAGTGGTAGCAGTGGCGGTAGCAGCTGCAACAAATGTGCCTGTGTCTTGGGCAAGCGTGCTGTTAGTTCGCACGCTTGCAATGTACGCGACGTTGGTCACTCGCACTGGGATGCCGAGGATGTCAGTCGTACCGACAGTCAAGGCTGTTCCAGTTGCACCAGAGGTTGTGATGCCGCTGATCTGGTAGAAAGCTTTCTTGCCATTCACAGCAGTGCTAACCGCTGCGCTAGACGTGATTGCTTCGCTCATGGCTTGACCGTAGTAGTCGTAGCCTGACACGGTGATGGTGACAGGAGCCACGCCCAAGGTGTAAGTCAGACCTGTTGGTGTACCAGCGGTTGTTACTACTGCTGCACCTGCCGTAGTGGTCAGGGTAGCTGATGTAGCTGTCACGGCAGTCAAGATGTAAGTCGTTGGGTTTGTGTAGCCAGTGATTGTGCCTGTGCCACCCAAAGTACCAGAGATGGTCAAACGCTGACCGGTAACTAAACCTGCTTGCGAAGCAAAAGTGATTTGACCACCAGTGCCTGCAATCACAACAGTAGACAAAGTTGCCACTGCTGCAGTAGAGGTTGTCACGCTGACTGCACGAGGCACATCAAGCTGGAGCACGGAGATAGCTGCTGCGTTGGTGGTAGACTTCACAGATGTACCGGCAGTCAAGGTCAAAGAACCTGCGGCTGCTGGAGTTTGAGAAGCTGCAATGTTGTTTGCAACCAAGGCTTGGGGAATGGTGTCCCAAACAAAGATGCGACCCAAGGGGCCAACGCCACGGTCCATTGGAGCAGGGTCACCAAGCAATGCGTTGCCGTTGGCAAACATGGTGGTGCTGCCGGCTGACTGGGAAGTGTTGACCGTGTAGGTGCCTGTGCCGCCGTTTCCGCTAACAAAAGCAGTGATGTACGTGCCGTTGGTCACGCCAGAACCATCAACGTATTGGCCAATGATCAAGGGGTCGCCTGACAGCATAGCCGTCACGGTGAGGGTGGTAGTGGTGATGCTACCAGTGAAAGTGGAACTGGCGTTGCGCAAGCCAGTGCCCATGAATGTTTGTGAGGAACCTAAAAAGAGGTCGTCTGAATATTGAGGCATGGTGTCTTCTCCTTGAAAAGCTTGACAAATTAAAAATGAAAAGAAGGGGACTTTCGCCCCCTTCTTGTTTACAGACCGGCTGTACCGTAAATGGTACGTGGATCTGTCCAACCTGGAATATAACGCTCGGTTGCTTTGTAGCGCATAGAGTCGGTTTCGAAATCACCTTCCATGCTCTTCTCAAGCTTACGACGCATCATCAACTGCAAGCCGACCTTAGCGTCTGTCTGCACCCACCAAGCGGTAGTTGAAGTCAAACGTGACAAGTTAGCTTGGCCGCCGTCGATCATGCCCATCGAGTTGATTGGGTTGATGTCGTTGTTGCCAGTGCCTGCGCGCAGGACGGACTTCAACAACACTTCACCTTGGAACACGTTGCTTGGGCTCAACACCAACTTGGTAGGAGTCAAACGGATACGCTTACCATTGTTGTCAATGGCGTTGCGGATCTGAATGAGCATCTGCTCAAGAGATGTCTGCGACAAGTTAGCAGCTGTGGTCAACACGTTGCTGAATGTGCCTGAAGCGATAGGGTGTGCGGAGTTAACCAACGACACGCCGTCACCGCCTGCATACGCGCTGTTGAAGGCGCGGTTCAAGATGTTGGCACACAAAGTTTCTTTCGTCTCAATCAGGGACTGTGCCAAGTGCTTGGCGTAAGTCTGACCGATAGAGATGTGGTCGCCGTCTTCCACGAGGACCTTGGTCAAGGCAAAAGCCAAACCATAGACCTTGTAGACGTAACGTGCATTGAACAGGACGCCACCAGATTGGTAGGTCACTGGCATGCCGTCAGGCAACTCAGGAGCCGCTCCGAAACCGTACAAGACGGGTTCTTCGTGGTAGTTACGTGGGATACCTTGACGCTCGGTGAAAACTTGTTTCCACTCGTCAGCGCGCTGGTTATACAAGCCATCAAACTCTTCGTTTAAGATGGGCTCAACGATGGACCGAAAGTCCGTACTGCGCATTGGGACAGCCATTTTTTAGCTCCTTAGTAAGCGTTGATGGTGGCAACGTCCTGATGCTCAGAGATCTGAACTTGGACAATCGTATAAGCGTCACCCCATGCGTTATCGGGACCGGGTGTGATACCGATCACGCGCATTTGGGCAACAGCGCCTGAAGTCACAATTGAGGCAGTGTCCAACACGCATGTGCTCAGACCAATGACGGTAGAACCGGCAGTGATTGAACCAAAGTCGTATTGGTTGCCGATGTTGCTGATGTTCACAGGGCCATTGGCTTGGATCTGATAAACAATAGCTGGATCGCGCGTGATATACGCGGTCACATCAGTTGCAGGGGTGTTCGCAAGGAACTTGTTGGATACACGACGGCGTCCATCGCCATCGGTGAATTCAACACCCATAAAAGTACCGACGAAGGCACCGCCAACAGTTGCCGGAGTCACAACACCAGTGGACGTGTTAATCGCCACAGGTTGGTATTGCAACAAGGTAATTGCAGCGTTGTCCGCCAGCGTGAAGGCTGCCGGGCGCACGAAACCACTTGCGTGGTAAACGGGCTGGAAGCCAAACGGTGTGCTAGTAGTAGACATGTTTGCTTTTCCTCAAAAGAGAATTATTGGATTGGTCATAGCTCTTCAAATTTAGCTCGACCAGGATTTTCGCGCAATGCAGCGATACCATCACCCTCAATCACACGTCCGCCTGCAGCTGCTGCAGCTTCTTTAATGCCGTCCAAGATGGCTGTGAGCTTCTCATCTTCACGTGCAGGAGCGTCATGGTGAGCTTCTTGCATGAATCGTGAGTAGAGAGACATAGGCAGCTTGAATGCAAGCATCTCGTTGACACCAATAAACCCTTGCCATTCGCCTGTCTTAATGGTTACGTATTCCCAGCCAGGCACGTCTTCGGCTTTAATAGGTTGATAACCCAACCGGATCCGTTGTTGAATGGAGTCTCGGGGGTTAGTGGTGGTCAACCAACATGTGTGAAAGCCAGGGATCTTTGGTAGATCTGGCAATGCGTCTTGGAAAAATTGAGATCTAAACATCTCAACACGATCTTCGTCGCTAATAGCACGGTCTTCAGTCACATTGCGGTCTGTGGCTCCACGTGATTGGCGAACAAGATCAGGGGATTTTTTTAAGCGTTCATCAGTCATTTTCCTCACTCCTTTCAGCGAGTTGAATTGTTTTCACGGTCCCACTTCGCGTACTGTTTCAAGTAGCGTTGGCGCAGGACAGGGTCATCCCAAACTCCAGCATCAGTCATAGCTTGCTTTCGTTCGGGTGAGATGTATACTTCACGGCGGGTAGACTGCGGAGCCTGGTCCCTGCTGGAACCAACGGGCGGACCTCTACGCTGTCCGCGGCGATCGTCGTCTTGATGGTCATCATAGTTACCGCCTCCTTTAACGTCCGGCAATCGTTTGGCCACTCGCTTGTCCAGCTCGCGCCAATATGCCTCTGTTTTTGGATTATAGCCCGCTTCAACAAGAGACTGATCAATTGCTAACACGATCTTCGAGGCCTCGTCCTTAGCATTGGGGTCGTACCAGCTGTTCTTGGACACCCATTCTTGAGCAAAGCTTGCGACATCTGGGTCTGGACCTGCCTGCGGGGCAGGAGCCTGGGCTTGCTGATGCAGGTCCTGGGCAACCTGGTTTTGCTGGTGCTTGTGGACTTGTAGCTGATGCACCTTCTGCATGGCCTGGTCTCGGATCCGCATGGCTTTGGCGGCATCTTCACCGTTACCGGCTTCGATGGCTTTGGCCATAATTCTTTCGGCGGCCTTAACTTCTGCCATAGTGTCAGTGATACGGTCGTCAATGGTTGAGATCGTATTGCCTACAACTGACTTTTCGACTTCGAACATGCGCTTTTCAAGCGACTCGTTCCGCTGCCTCAGGAAGTTGAGCTCTGTTTTATCACGCTCAATTGCCTGTTTTCTACGCGCTGCGCGATCTGACTTCTCTTCGCGGCGTTTGCGACGGAGTTCCTCGCGGTCCTCATTGTCTTCTGAGAGACGCGAGTCCTCTGGTTGGTCATCGTCTTCGTCATCGTCACCTTCTTTAGTGGTTACGGGGACAAACTCGACTTCCTGAGGCTTACCTCGTTTTTGGTCTTCATCATCTTCGATGATCATGTTTTCACCAGCCATTGCCTGCTCCTTTCAGCAGTTAGATAAACGCACGGATCGCAGTGGGATCTCCAGTAACCTTGGCAAGAATGTCTAGGTCATTGAACATCACAAATTCGATCTCCTCGTCACCGGACCTTACGGTCCAACGATCACCGCCGTATTTAGGTGCACGGACGTAGGCACCAACTTCACACCAGGAGCCTTCAGGCCACGGTTCCATAGTGTTTCGGTTCTTGTAAGCCAATGTTCCGACCGCCACAACTTTGGCGATCTGGGTATTGCTGGCTTCTGTCTTTCTTGCTTCTTCCGGGATGTAGATACCGCCAGCCGTTTGGTTCTTGGCTTTGCGGACTTGCACAATCACGCGTGAGCCCAAAGGCTCGTGACAGCAGTCTACTGTTGGGAAGGCCTCGTCCAATGAGGCGTAAGTAAAGGACATGGGGGTTTCAAGTAGCATTCGCTTCTCCGTATGCTGGGGTTAAAGATCTCGTTGGTCGTTTTCAATATCACGATAGATCCGCTCAATCAACTGGACGGCGCGATCAAGGCCGGCGTAGACGCCTTGACGTTTACCGTATTCGAAGCTGATGTCTTTGCCTTCAGCTGGCTGCACTTTGATGGCTTCAACTGCCAGTGCCTGCTGCTCGGCTCGAATCGACGTGATGATTTTTGCTAACACTTATCGGCGTCCACCCATGACGGTAGAGATCTTGTCAGGACCTGTACCGCGTTGGCTGTTTGTGCCGCCATTGCCTTCGCCTTGGACCTTTTCGGTCTTCATCTTGGCCATGGTCTTGTAGTTTGCGTCTGGCATGCCAGGCGTTGGTGAAGGATCGCTAGCGATCTTCTTGGCTTTTGGGTAACCTTTACCCATGGCCATCTGCTTGTGTAGGCTGATTGCTACCATGATTGCTCCTTAACGTGGATTAGGGTTGATACCAGTGCCGGTTGAGACACCGATTCTTTCGCCAGTTGCTACCTCGAGGGCAGCAAGCTGTTTGGCTGTTTGGTTGTCGGACTCGTTCATCTCGAGGCGAGCGCGGATCTGGGCTTGTGTGCGTTGGTCCTCGGCCTCTTGACGCAGCTGCTCGATCTGAAGCTGCATCTGCAAGGTCTCGATGCGAGACTGGATCTCGGCCTGCTTGTCCATGCTGCGTTGCTGCATATCGGCTTGTTTGAGCTGGGCATCTTGAGCCAGTTTGGCTTGTTGAGTTTGCGCTGTTGCCTGGTCCTTGGCCTGCTGGTTCTGCAACTGCTGCTGAGCGATCTGGACAGACGGATCCTGTGGAGGTGGCGGCTGCATCTGCTGCAACATCTGAATGGCTTGATCGATGATCTGTGGGATCTGGCCGAAAGCTTCTTGGCTCTGCTTGGTAACCATCTGGCTTGTTGTGGCCAGCAGCTTGTCAAGCGATTGCTTCTCTTCGGTTGTGGCGTCCTTCTGGATCTCGCCAATGTCGACTTGTGCGGCAGCCGATGCTTCGTTGTACACCTGAGTCGCGTACCAGAGGACCATGTGCTCTTTGATGTGGTCAAGCATCATGGGAATGAATGCAGGGCCAATGGCCTTGTTGTTGCCGAACATCGGGTTAGTCAGGAAGTCCAAGTGGACTTGCAGGTGAGCCAAGTGATCTTGCTCAGGGAACGCCACAACAGGACGACGCATCGTCATCGCAATGTTCTCGTTGACCGCATTCAGCTCCAATGGCTTCGGTGCAGGCAGCAGCAGGTCCTTGCCTTGAGGAACCTTCAGGCGCTCAAGGAACATGACCTCAACCTTGCGAAGATCGTACAGCTGAGGCATCTCCTTGGCTCGCTGCATGACGGCCTGCACTTGAGCAAAGCGTTGGGCTTCACTGAAGATGTTGGGGTCACTGACTGGCACGACATTCATCGGGCCTTCAAAGTCACTGCGCTTGACAAGCAGTTCGCCTGTCTCATCAAACACTTCTTCCTCGGTCAAGTAGGTCTTGTTCAGGCGGAACAACAGCTTCAGCACACGGCCCATGGAGTCATGCAGACGCGCATGAATCGCTGAGAACACAACCATGCCTTGCTCGATGCGGGCTAGGGTGGTTCCGACTGGTGTATTGGCGTTTGTGTCGGCCAGTTCTTCGAATGTCGTGCGGACAACGTTTTGGCTGGCATCGACCAAGAAGCCAAGCAACTGGAACAAGACTGCGCTTGGTGGGTTGTAAGGCATTGGCATAAGCATCTTGCGGATGTCATCTTGGCCAAACGAACCTTCGATCTCTTTTACTTCGGTTGGATCAACGCGGTCTGTCTGACCGCCTGTTCCTGACTTAAGCTTCAGCAAACCAGGGAAGTTGTTGATGTGGGCAGAGTCTAACAAAGCGCGCAAAGCACCTGTTGCAGCGGCACTTAGACCGCCAATCATGTGCGTCAGGCC